GTGTAAATAGTTTTAGGAAAGTAATTAAAAAATCTTGACATTATCGTTTATTCGCTAGTGTGCTAGTTGATGCTCTGTTGAAATCAAAATCTTTTTTGGTCAAATATGTAACTTCTTGGAACTGTAAAGTAATTTGAATTGCAGTTGGCATACCTGTTCGACCAACAGAAGGATTATTTTCACCAGGAACTTCATATGCAGACCAACCATTTGGTGCATAATTAACATCTAAATTTGTCATCACACAAGTTGCAATTTGTGGAATGTTTGGATTTTCTGCACCTGAGTAGTAAAATTTAATATCAAACTCTGAAGGTGGAATTAAAAAGTTTTGTGCAGATGCTAATTCTGGTGCTTGATGAAAACGAAATCTTTCAATGATTCGTTGCACTTCAAGTGCTTCTTTTTCATCTCTCGGATAAAATGTAAAATCAAATTGAAATGTTCTAAAATTTGGAGATTTGTAAATCATCTCCAACATAGGATTTGTAACTGTTCCTGTGGCAGCAGTAAATAATAAATCACCAGTTGTACCTAATGCCGCATTACTCACCCGTCTAATAGCCTCACCTCCACCAGCTTTTACAACGGCAGTTGCAGCGTCTAATGCATTACCATCTTTATACGCATCAATAGCTGATTTTGCTGCACCTAAAGCTTGTCCTGCCAGTTCAGCACCAATTGCAGGTGAATCATAAGATTGGTTGTATGTGTATTGCAATGTGTCTGGCATATACATCGCAATTGCATCTTTTGTAAGTGTTGTAGTTCTTAAAAATGAAAGAGAACCACCAGTTATTCTTTTAATTGAATTGTCAATTAACTCTTTGGATGCGGCAGAATCACCACCAAACTTAATGTTTGCTTGGCCAAAAACATTGTTAATACTTCCAACAACATTTCCTGCAGCTTTACTAATTGCAGATGTGATGCCACCTAAAGCACCTCCAGTTGCACCATTAATTTGACCTAAACCACTATTGATTTTACCCAAAAGTTCGTTACCATAACTAGACGCCAAATTGGAAGCAGACTGTATTTCTTTTAAGCCTCCTGTATTTTTACTAAAGACGCCTGTATCAGATGCGGTTGGTCGTGTAAAACTTGTGCTCTTTTGTTGTTTAATATAGAACACAACATAATGACCTTTGTCATAATTTCCAACATCTAAAGGATAACGAAGTGTTGTTCGTTCAAAATCACTATTCACTAAAGAAGCGAGTGGTCCTCTTGCAGAAGAAGAACCTTTATCAAATTTTATGTCGCCGAAGCCGAAAAGTGCCATATGAATCCTGTTTGTTAGATAGATAATATTTATGTCATACAAAGGATGGTTTCGACCAAAAAACCCAAGCAAATACAAAGGTAATGCAACCAACATTATCTATCGCTCTAATTGGGAACTGAGAGTTATGAAATGGTTAGATGGCAACCCTGCCGTAATCTGGTGGGCATCTGAGGAGTTGCCGATACCTTATGTTTCGCCAGTTGACAATAAAGTGCATCGATATTTTCCAGATTTCATTGTCAGGACCAAACGGAAAGATGGCTCCGAGCAGACTTCGATATTAGAAGTGAAGCCGCATAAACAGACGATGATGCCAACGCAAAAACGCAAGACCCAACGATACCTGGCAGAAGTTGCCACTTATGCCGTAAATCAGGCAAAATGGAAAGCTGCCGATTTATTCTGTAAGGAACATGGATGGCAGTTTCAATTAATTACAGAAAAGGAGTTAGGACTTTAAGATAAATAACCTAATGGCGACATTAATTAAAAGAATCCAAACATCGTTGGCGAAAGAAGGTCTTACGCCAAGAACAAACGCAGCCAGAGAATGGTTAAGGTCTAAAGTCAAATCTTTAAATCCTACTCCACAATCTTTAATGCGTGATAGAGAACGATTGAGAGATAATTCTTTCATTGGTCGCATGTATTTTTATTTTTATGACCCAAAGCATAAGGATACGCTGCCATATTACGACAGGTTCCCATTGGTAATTCCAATAGAACGCTACTCAGACGGTTTTCTAGGGCTGAACTTGCATTACATTCACCCAAAGCAGCGCATTATCCTTTTAGATAAGTTAAGTGATGTGGCTACAAATAACAGATTTGATGATAAAACAAAATTGCGTATTAGTTATGAATACTTAGCGGCAGCATCAAAAGCATTTGAAGCAACACCGTGTATTAAAAGATATTTGTTTAGTCACATTGATTCTAGGTTTTTAGAAATATCTGCTGAAGAATGGGACATTGCCGTTATGTTGCCAGTAGAAAGCTTTGTTGGCGCAACAACAAGTAAAGTTTACGCAGATTCAAGGAAAAAATTCTAATGTCATTTTCACCAAACTTATTTTTATCAAATGTTCGTGGTAAAGACGGACTTGCCAAAACCTCACGATTTGAGGTCGTGTTACCTATTCCTGCATACATTAATCAGTTTGTAGGTAACTCTGTAATCGAAAAGATTTTAAATTTTCCAAATTCCATTTTTAATGATGTAACCGATGCAATAGGTTCTGCTTTTGGTGGTTCGAGAGACCAAGACCCACAATCAAGAAGTGCGAACTCATCTATGTCGAGATATTTGGCACTTCAATGCGAAACTGCTGAATTACCAGGAAAAACATTGCAAACTGCCGATGTTAAAATTTATGGACCTACTTTTAAAGTTCCATATCAAACACAATATGCAGACACATCATTAACATTTATATGTACCAACCAATTCTATGAGCGTAAATTGTTTGACCGTTGGATGGAAGCAATCATGCCTTCTGATACAAACAATCTTCGTTTTCCAAAAGGAAATCAATCTCGTTATATGACGAATATTAAAATTATTCAATACGATGATTTCATTAAGCAAATTTATGCAGTAGAATTAATCGATGCGTTTCCAATTGGAATTGGACCGCAATCATTGAATTGGGCAGATGACGGTTTTCATCGTTTGACTGTTCAATTTGCTTATCAAAAATATAGACCAATTTATGACGGAACTTACAATTTGGCTGCAGCTGCAACCGCATTGTTTGGTTCTGGTCTTTCAAGGATTTTACCACTTGGTCGTGCTCTTTAATTAACAAAGCGAGGTTATTATGTTACCAAAAATAGATGTACCGATTTACACAGTCAATCTTGTATCAACAGGAAAACCTGTGCGTTTTCGTCCTTTTCTAGTGCGAGAACAAAAACTATTTCTTATGGCTTCTGAATCTTCAGATTCAAATGAGATGGTAGGAGTTATTCGTCAAGTATTAAAAAATTGTGTGCTTGATGAAGTTGATGTAGATTCTTTACCAACTTTTGATTTAGAATATTTGTTTATGAATCTTCGTGCAAGGTCAGTAGAAGAAGTTGTTGACTTGCGTTATAAGTGCAACAATGTTTTAAAAGAAACTAATGGTGAAGAAAAACAATGTAATGGAGTTGTAGAATTCAAGTTAAACATACTTGAAGTAGAACCAACAAAGAATCCTAATCATAAGAACAAAATTCAATTGACAGAGAATTTAGGTATTTGTTTTAAATATCCTACCTTTGAAATGTTACAAAGATATGAAAAAATGTCTGAGAATGAAATGATGATTAATATTCTTATCGATTGTATTGACTACATCTACGATAAAGAAGAAATTTACTATGCCAAAGATTCTACCAAGCAAGAGTTGGAAGACTTTGTAGATAGTTTACAACAAAAAGACATGGAAAAATTTAAAGAGTTTTTCGATACCATGCCCGAGATTAAAAAAGATGTTCATTTTAAATGTCCAAAATGTGCATATGAGGAAGACATTACGATAAAGGGCATGCAAAATTTTTTCGTCTAATATTTCGTTATGATACATTAAGCAACTATTATCAGACAAACTTTGCGATGATGCAGCATCACAAATATAGTTTGACTGAACTTGAAAACATGTTGCCTTGGGAAAGACAAATCTATGTTGATTTGTTAATTAAATACTTGAAAGAAGAAAAAGAAAGATTAGAATTACAAAAAGCAAGTAAGAAACGATAATGGCAGATTTTAAATCACGATACATTTCTGAAGTAGAGGGCGGAAAAGGCCTCATTGGTGGTGCCAAAGAAGCAGCTAAAGGCAGTGTTAAAGACTTTGGAAAAAAATTCAGTAAAGAAAACTTGATTAGAAGTGTGTTTGGCGGTGACGATTTACTTTCTGCCGCCATTCGTTCAAAACTTGGAGTTAAAAAAGAAAAAAAAGAAAAAGATGGTAAAGCTTCTCCTGAAGGTTCGGGATTCTCATCTGAAGGAATTACATTTCTAAAAATCATAGCAAAAAATTCTATGTCTTTGCCAGGTATGGCCAGAGATATGAATGTTCTCCGTCAAAATGTTCAAAAACTTGTTAAGATAAAAGCCGGTCCTCAGAAAAAAGGAAAGAAAGCATATGCAACAGCTGCTGATACTTTTTTTCTAAGAGAAGATGAGCGTGAAAAAGCATTAGAGGCACAAAGAGGAAAAGTAGAAGGCAAACCAACTGCTCAAGCACCTGGTGCGGGAAAAGATAAAGAAGGTGGATTTTTAGAATCAATAATGTCTTTGTTTAGTGGTGGTTTTACTAACGCAATTAAAACTATCTTTAGTCCAAAAACACTAATGAAAGTGTTCAGTAAAGTTTTTCTTCCACTTGCAATTATTGGAACATTGTTTAGTGGTATTATGGATGGTTTTAAAAGATACCAAGAAACTGGAAATTTAGGTGATGCTATTGTTGCGGGTTTAGGAGGAATGTTAAACTTTGTAACATTTGGATTGTTTGGTGAAGATACCCTTAAAACTCTTTTCGATTCAATTAGTAATTTCTTTCAACCAATCACAGATACGATATCAAGCATCTTTACAGGTATTAAAGATTTCGTAAAAGGTCTATTTGGTGGTAAGATTGATGTAAAAGATGATGCGCCTGCTAAAGCAGATAATGTTAAAGCAACCATGCCAGACCCAAAACAATTTGCGACAGGCATGGCAAAGGCTTCTGGTGCTTCAGATGAAAAATCAGCAGACATTGGTGGCCTATTTGATGCAGTTGGTAAAGGAGATGCAAAAGGTCTATTTGGCAAAGCACAAGAATTTGCAAACAAATATCCACAAGAACCTGCATCAGCAACATCACCAACAGCAATGTCAAGTGAAGGTGTTCCTCTCGACCAAGCACAAAGAAATTACGAATTAAATAAACAATTAACAGGTGAGGCATCAAAAGCACTTGGCGTTCCTTTACAAATGCCGGCACCTCCAACTCCTGCAACACCTGCCGCACCAGTTGCAACAGCACCAACACCTTCACCTGAAATGTCGGATGCAGACAAAATTAAACAGTTGGAAGGTTACATTGAAGGAAATAAAAATAGATTTGCAAGACGAGAATCGGATGCAGAAAGACATATTGCATCATTTAAAAAGCGTTATGCAAATGATCCAAGTAGAGTAAAAGAATTACAAGACGATTATGCATCGACCCTTGCAATTGAAAAGAAAGAAATGGAAGAAGCAAATGCTGGATTCCAAAGACAAATAGATTCTGTTCGCAAATCAGGTAAAGGTGCAGTAATGGCATCAAGTGGTCCTTCACCATCAGTTGATTCTGGTGGCGGTGGTTCTGCTGCACCAGCAAGTGCAGTATCATCAGGTGGCGGCGGTGCAGGTGGTGCCGAAGCAATGGGTGGTGCTTCATCTGCACCATCTGGTTCTGCAATTTCTCAATCATCTTCACAAGTTGCAGAAGCACAGAGAATGGAATCTGCCGCAGACGATGGTTCAACAATAAACGCACCTACAAATAACAGTTCTTCTTCATCTCAAGGAAAAGCATCAGGTAAGATTGGTGATGTTTACGATACTGAATTAGCCAGTATATTGACAAGAGCATAGTATGGCAAAGATAACAGACGCTCTTGGTGCATCCATCAAATCTAAAGTTTTAGGTAGTATTGCTGCCAAAACAGTAGAAAAAACTCAAGGTAATCCAAACACATTATTAAAAATTATAGGTAAGAACTTTATGTCTTTACCTGGTTTTGCTCGTGACTTAAATGTAGCAAGACAAAATATGCAAAGATTGGTGAAATTAGAAGGTGGTGTTCCTGCAAAAGGTGCAGATGCTCATTTTCTAAAAGAAGGTGATAGAGCTACAAAATTGGATGTTCAGGTTGATAAGGAAGAAAAAAAGAAAGCAACTCCTGCACCAAAAAAAGGAAAAAGTTTAATATCAAATTTAAAAGATAAATTTAGTGCAAGTAAAATACTTAAATCATTAACAAAGTATTTGGTGATTGGTGCAGTTATCGGTGTAATCTTTATTGCATTTAAGGATACTTTTGTTGAATGGGCAAAAGGATTGTGGTCTGCAATAAGTGAAAAATTTAGTGAGTTTACGGCCGGAATCAAACAATGGTTTAATGATACAATTCAACCAATTATAGACAAAGTAAAAGAATTAATAAAACCACTTATTGATGCCGTTTCCAACTTTATTGGAAAAATTGGCGAATGGTTTAAAGAAAAGATAGGTTGGTTTGCAGAAACTTTTCCACAAACATTTGCATTTATTAAAAAAGTTATCGATAAGGTAAGTGAAGTTATTGAAAGTATTAAAGGCACTCTTAAAGGATGGGCAGAAAAATTATTAAGTAATAAGGCAACCGCATGGATAGTTCCTAACTTTGTAAAAGACATGTTGGGATTAGGCAAGAAAGAAACACCAATAGATGATAGTGCCGAAAGAAAAAAATTAGAACGCCAACAAGCAGAAGCATCAGAAACTGAGCGTGTTCGAAAGTTAGAAAAAGAAAAACAATATACTGGTGATGATGAGATTGTTCGAGCAAGATTAGGACTTCCTCCTAAAACCGAAACAATGCGCCGTGAGGAAGAAGCAAAAAGACTTCAACCTGTTGAGACTGCACCACCACCTGAATCAATAGTTGTTCCATCTCCTGCGGGCATGGCACCGCCTGCGCCACCTGTTAGCGCACCGACACCAATAACAAAACCTGCACCTGCAGCTGCACCATCGGCTGCGGCACCATCACCTGGTGCAAAAGCACCTTCTTCAGCGGAAACAAAACCTGCAAAAGTAGGTTCTTCGAGTGGTAAACAAGCAATGCTTGGTGCGATGGATTCTGCAAAGATTACAGACCCAACTGCTCGTGCTGCAATTATGGCACAAGTTGGTCACGAATCTGGTGGTTTTACAACCTTGAGTGAAAACTTAAATTATAAAGCACCAACATTAATGAAGTTGTTCCCTAAAAAGTTTTCGGGTCCTGATGATGCACAACAAGTATCGGCCGGCGGTCCACAAAAAGTTGCAGAACGACTTTATGGTGGAAGAATGGGTAATGCACCAGAAGGTGGTGGTGAAGGATTTCAATATCGAGGTCGTGGTTTTATTCAATTAACTGGTAAACAAAACTATACACGATTTGGATATGCCAATGACCCTGAGCAATTAACAAAACCCGAAGGTGCTGCTGAGAGTGCCATCAAATACATGATGGGTTACAAAGGCAATTGGGCAGATGTTAAAGCAGTTACAAAATTTGTCAATGGTGGTTACATTGGACTTGCAGACCGCCAAAAACATTTTGAAGAATATTTGAATGACCCATCAATCACAAAAGTTGGTGCGGTTGCTTCTGCACCAAGTGGAGGTTCTGTTGCATCATCGTCATCAACACTCGCATCAGACCAGAGACAACAAGCAAAACCTCAAACGCCTATTATCATTAATGCACCAACAAACAATAAAGTGGCAGTAACTAAAAATGAAATGAAACCTCCTGAACAAAAAGATACAGGAAAAGCATTAACTGCCCGAGTGGCATAAAAAAACACCCGCCGAAGCGGGTGTTGCACTTGCATGGGATTGTTTATTTCGATTCAGCGAGAGACTTAAAATAATCCAAATCTTCATCTTCCTCAGCAATTGATTTATCAATCATTGAAACATCTTCATCTTTAATTGAAGAAATGACTGAATCAGCGGCTTTAGTTTTTGTTGTAGGTACTGCACCATCAAATCCTAAAACTTTGTCAAGGCGATTTTTCAGTTGGTCATAAGGTTTAAATTGTTTCTTTTCAGCAAACTCTTTAATACCATGTTCTGATTTCCAAAGTGCTTCAAGTTTTTCATCATCACCATCAAAGAGTGCAGATACTTCGGAAAACTCTGATTTATCATAATTACGATAACCTTCAACATTACGAATCTTCAACTTGAAGTTGGCACCTTCCCACATATCAAATGGGTTGACTGCTTTCTCATCTTCAAAATCTGGATTCATTGCTTCA